ACCTTTTAGAGTTTCAAGATTCAAGTGCAACATCTCTTTCTGCGGTTACTTCTTCGGGTAATTTTCAAGGCCCAGCGGGATCAGCAGGGGCGCCAACTTTTTCATTCTATGGCTTTTCAAACAATGGAATGTTTAAGCCAGCGGGTGACGTAGTAGCATTTTCTACAGCATCAGCAGAACGGATGCGAATCAACTCAAGCGGTAACGTAGGTATCGGCACAACTTCACCCTCTGGACGTTTAGACGTTAGCGCAGGACTAGCCTCTCAAACAGCAGGGGATTTTGTTGTAGATACCGCAAATAACCTTGTTTACATCGGGAAGCTTGACTCTGTTTCTGGTAACACGGGATTAATTTTTAGGAACCGTTTAGGCGGTGTGAAATCTCGATGGGACAACGCAGGGGCAGGATCTATAGGCTTTGCGGATTTTGTCGATGGTTATGGAATCAGTGTTGGCCCTGCTATCTCTGGTCCAGTCGGGATTCTTAATACCCTATTTTTACTTCAACAACAGAACTCAGGAACTTCTAACCCTACGCAAATTATTAGGGCGGTCACATCGCAAGTGGGGGATTTGCTTCAGTTTCAAAGCTCAACAAGTACCATACTTGGGCGCGTAGATTCTGCCGGAAATATGTATTCAGGCGCGAATTTCTACGCTATCGCGGGTGGCGCGTTCATTTGGACGGGCCGTTCAAGCGTTTCAAGTTCTGCCGATGGATACGTTAATTTAAGCAATAACAACGTGAACGGATTCACGCAGTTCGCGCTAGGTCCGACTACTACAAGTTTTCCCGCACTGGGAGTGAATAGCACCAACCTTATCGTGAACCTTGCCGACTCTTCAGGCACAGCAGGGGCAGGACTAGGCGTGGGTATGGCTCGGGCAACAGGTGTAAACGCAAGCGCAATCCTTCAAGCCGATTCTACGACTAAAGGATTCTTACCACCTCGAATGACCACAACACAACGAGACGCGATCAGTTCACCTGCTCAAGGTCTTGTAATTTTTAACACAACTACAACAAAACTAGAGTGCTACGATGGCACTACATGGCAAGCTTGTTGGTAAACTTAAGGAGAAAATGAAATGCTAAAAAATAAAACCCCAAACGTCCCTACTGAAACAGGATCAAACGAATACAAAAAGTTTGAATACCTTGTAATCGTTCCAAACGCATACGCACCCCACAAAGTAGCGATTACAGCGACGATGTACAAAGATCAGGAATCCTTTTTTCAGAATCAGCCAATGGGTGCGCTTTACATCGGGGAAATTGAGTTCGACATCGAGCAGGCAGGACTACTCCAAGCTTGTCAGACCAAAGCCCTTGAGTTTCTTGGAGATGGTTTTGAAGATTGCGCGGTGCCTGTTGCACCAGTAGTTGAATAAAAAAAAGATTTAAGTAAACTTGTTTTAAACAACCACAAAAGGACAATGTTATGTCGAATGAAATCAGCTTAGATGAAAAGATCAAAAACGCAAAAGCAACCGCCTATGACTTGCTTTCACAAATTGAGGCAGCGCAAGTTGACCTTCAAAAGGTTAATAAGTTTATTGCAGATTGCTACCTAGAGCAAAAGAAACAAGAACAAAACAAATCTGAATGAAAGACCCAAAGGCTCTGCTTGAAAGGGTCATGGTGCTTATTGAGAAAGACATTGAACACATTGAAACCAGTGTGGAAAATGAAAAGCTTTCTCATTACTCAGCCCAAGACCTTGCAAGATATTCCCAAGTCCTTTTTGCCATGGCTAAGAGCAAGGAAGAGGAACAGGAACAAAAGCGCAAGCACTTTAGGCATATGCCAACAGATGAACTTTACAGGCTGGCCCTACAAGCAAAGGGGGGTTTAGATGAAGATACAAAAAAGGGAACTTAAAGAAAGTGACCGCGATTTCGTTTTTAGTTCTTGGCTGTTTAGTTTTAAGGGTGCCTCTCCGTTTGCTAAACGCATCAGGGGCAAAGACTTTTACAAAAACCACCAAAAGGTAATTGAAAACATCATAGAGCGTCCGACCCTCATGACGTGTGTTGCCTGTTTGGAAGATGATCCAGACGTGATTCTGGGGTTCATCATTTGGGAACAGGATCAAGGCACGGTTTCGGTTCATTACATCTTTGTGAAAGAGATTTACAGAGGCAATGGGGTGGGTGCTTTCCTGTGGGAAGAGATACCCAAAAAAGAAGTGATTTACGCAAGCCACCTGACCTATCCAGTGGTGAAGTTTTTTAATCAAAACGAGTCATTGCATTATGACCCTTACAGAATGGTGAAACTATGAAAGACGAAAAGCAGACCAAAAAAGAATTACCACAACCAAAGCGCATCACGGTTTCAGTTGGTGTGACATACAATAAAAAGGTGGCAACGTCTTTCAATGCAAGCCCCACAGTGAAGCTTGAAATGCTTCCAATGGGTGTGCTTGTGAAGGATGAGGCTTGCCAAGAGGGTGTTATCGTCCCTTATGGGAACATCAACCAAATTGTCACAGAGTGACTTGCGCATATTACTTGAGGAGCTTGCGAGGCGAAATCTTAAACCGTTTCGGGTGGAAGACTTTTGCTTTGATAAGCAAGTGAAGTTCATTCGTGACCCATCCAAGTTCAAAACGGCAGTTTGCTCAAGACGCGCTGGCAAGACCGTTTCATGTGCAGCCCACATGATTGAAGTCATTACCACTGTCAAAAATTCCATTTGCCTTTACATTACTCTTTCAAGATCAAACGCCAAGAAGATCATTTGGCGTGACCTTCTCGCCATCAATGATGAGTTTCAGTTGGGGTTGGTGCCAAGCATTGGTGAACTGTCTTTGACCTGTCCTGACACTGGTGGGGTCATTTACCTGACAGGGGCCAAGGATTCATCTGAAATTGAGAAGTTCAGGGGGTTGGCCATTACTTTGGCTTATATTGATGAGGCCCAAAGCTTTAAGCAATACATCAAAGACTTGATTGATGACGTACTGTCCAAGGCTCTCTATGACTTTGATGGGACATTGTGCCTGACTGGTACGCCTGCGCCTGTGCAAGCTGGTTACTTTTATGAAACCACTAAGAACAAGAATTGGGCGCACCACCATTGGACAATGTTCGACAATCCACACCTCGAAAAGAAGTCAGGCAAGACCGCTATGGAATTGCTTCAAAGGGATTTGCAAACAAGGGGTGTGACCATAGATGACCCAACCATCAGGCGTGAGAATTTTGGTGAATGGGCGGTTGATTTAAATACTCTTGTTTTCAAATACAATCAGGCATTGTGTGATTTTGAGACGTTGCCACAGGGTCAAAAGTGGAATTATGTCATAGGGGTGGACGTGGGTTTTGATGATGCAGATGCCATTGCAGTCATTGCATGGTCTGACAAGAGGCCTGAAGCATACCTCGTGGAAGAACACGTCATGGCAAAACAGGGCATCACAGAACTTGGGGAAAAGATTCAAGCCTTGATTGATATCTATGACCCCATGAAAGTGGTGATGGACACAGGGGGGTTGGGTAAAAAGATTGCCGAGGAATTACGAAAACGCATGGGGCTTCCCATTGTGGCGGCTGAGAAAACACGAAAGTTTGAATTTATTGAGCTTTTGAATGATGCCATGAGGACAGGAAGGCTTAAGGCCAGAGCAACGGGGGATTTTGCACAAGATACCTACCTGATCGAGTGGGAAGACGGTAAACAGCTTCAAAAGATTTCAGACCGTTACCATTCCGACATTGCAGATGCGGTGTTGTACGCTTTCAGGGAGGCTTTGCACTATCTTCACACACCAGAGATTGAAAAACCCACACCAAACAGTGAAGCTTGGTTTAAACAGCAAGAACAAGAATTGGAAGATGAGGCCGAAAGGGTTTACCATGAATCCATCAATGAAAGTTTTGAAAGGGAATTTGAGCGGTATGGCTAAGACAACAAAGAAACCAATGACCATTCAAGAGGCGTCGGCGATTGCCAAGCAATTTGGCATCAAGATTCTGAAAACAAAAGATTTTGAAATCGAATTTTTCCCTCATGTTAAAATGGTGGAAGACGTTAAGGCAGAGGGTCAGGGGCTTCCTACTGAAGAGGAAATGCTTTATTGGTCAAGTGACTATGACCCAAACGCAAACAAGGACAAGCCTGAACATGATGGGGTGGAAGAATGATTGACTATACAAAGTTCACAACAGACGGAAAAGCAATGGAAAATATCGCCCCACTATCAAACAAGTGGTGGTTGGGTGATGAAAAAGACCGTGCCCAATCGGTCATGTCAGTAGTCAAGCAACTGATGGAGTTTGACACCAGACGGCAAACACAATACCAAATCAGCGCAAGACTTTATGGAAACGCTTCCTTGATGGGAACAAGCGGCCTTTCGTTCAATCGTATTGTGTCCAATCAAAACCAGAACAAAGACCGTGTGACTTTTAACGTGGTGCAATCTGGGATTGATACCGTAACAGCTAAAATGTCAAAAAACCGCCCACGTCCTTACTTCCTGACCTCTGGAGGGGATTGGAAAACACAAAGACGTGCGCAGAAACTAAACACAGCCCTTGAAGGAATTTTCTACGAAAACAATGCCTATGCTTTGGGCCTCGATGTGTTCAGAGATGGCGCGGTGTTTGGTGATGGATATGCGTATGTGTACAAGCGCAATGGCCGTGTGGTGTTTGAACGCGTGATGGCGGCAGAGCTTTTCACAGACACGGTGGAAGCTTTTTACGGCCAGCCAAGACAGATTCACAGGGTTAAGAACGTAGACCGTGACGTACTTGCAGAGCTTTACCCCGAACACAAAGCCAAGATCATGATGGCCAACAATGCCAGTGAAGCAATGATTGGGTTTTCTCGGAACGTCAGTGACCAAGTGACAGTGGTTGAGTCTTGGCGTTTGCCATCTGTCAAAGGGTCAAAAGACGGAAAACACACCATTTCAATTCAAGATTGCGTGTTGTTTGATGAGGTTTATGAAAAGGATCATTTCCCTTTTGCCAATTTCAAGTGGTGCAAGCGTTTGAATGGGTATTGGGCACAAGGCGCAGCGGAACAGATTCAAAACATCCAGCTTGAAATCAACAAAATCCTTTGGATCATTCAAAGGTCTTACCACTTGGCAGGGTCATTCAAGGTTCTACTTGAAAACGGCTCAAAGATTGTGAAAGAGCATTTGAATAATGACGTGGGTGCCATCATTAACTATTCAGGCACACAACCCACATACATCACACCCCCTGTGATTCCTGTTGAGTATTACGGCCATTTGCAGACCTTAAAGCAATCAGCCTATGAGCAACTTGGGGTGTCTCAGTTGTCTGCAAGCTCAAAGAAACCAGAGGGGTTGGACTCTGGGAAGGCTTTGCGTGAGTTCAACGACATTGAGAGTGAAAGATTCATGGCGATTGGTAAAGCTTATGAAGACTTCTACCTTCAACTTGGAAAGCTTGCTGTTGATTGCGCTCGTGAGATTGCTTTAGATGATGATTATGAAGTGGGTGCCGTGACTGATGACACCTATGTGAAAATCAACTGGCGTGAGGTTGACCTAGATGAAGATTCTTGCACCATGCAAATCTTCCCAATTTCATCCTTTTCAAATGATCCAGCGGCAAGGCTTCAAGAGGTTCAAGAGTATGTGCAAGCAGGGTTTATTTCACCAAGGCAGGCACGTCGATTGTTTGACTTCCCTGATCTGAAGCAAATCGAGGAATTGGCAAACTCAAAAGAAAATTACCTTCACAAGATTCTGGAACAGATTGTTGATGATGGCA